CTGATTGTGGTGTAAAATTAACAGAATTTTTTTGCATAGTATAGCTAGCAGTTGCACTTGTGGTTATGCTATCAAGTAAGACGAAATCGCCTGATGTTGGGATTGTTCCTATATATGCCATTATGGTTTACTCCATACTGAATGAGTTAAATTACCATCATCATCTCTAGCAAGTAGTTCATTATATTTATCTGCTGAGTAATCTTGCGGTATATCTCTCATTGATTTTCTAAAATTTTTCATATTATCAGACATAGTATTATCTGACATAGCTAAGTAATCTGTTTCAGAAAGTTTTTGATTTCTAATATCTCTAATTTCTTTAATTTGTCTTGTTGATTTTGCATCGTTCCATGCTTTTATTTCAGCATCTCTTGCCGCTTCTTCTTCGGCAGTAAAATCTACTTTAACTCCATTTATATTGTGATGATATTTTGCCATATTAACTTGCTTTTAATCCATATAACCTTAAAGTGCCACTATGTGTGCCTGAATTACAATTAAAACGAACACCATCAATATCTTCATTTCTTTCAACTGTACCCGCACCTATTATACTTCCTCTTAGATTATTATGTTGATGCATTTGAAACCTGTAAGTGTATGCTTTAATCCTATTTGTTATGTGCATACCATGTAGTTCTACCATGCCATTAAATCCCTCTGCTGAACCATTTGATTGCGCACCAAATAAACTACACGCACCAGAAGAAAAACTTCCAAAAGGCGACCCATCATGAGATGTGCTTGCTGAACTATTTATTGTTGCTTTTGAACTTATTGAAGTTGCGTTTGAATTATAATTTGAGCCACTATCATGTGAAAACGATATTCTAAAAGTATCATCATCACTTGAACAAGTCATACCATTTAAAGTTATTAGATAAGTAGAATAAGTTGAATCAAATACAATACTATTTGAGCCATTTTGAAAAGTTGAATTACTTGCACCTGATGCAGTTATACTTCCAAGAAAAGTCCAAGCACCACCTCCCCCTAAATATTGATTTTCAACATATTTAAGATTGTTACTATCACTAGCGTCTGAAACTAAAAATTTATCTGTGTCTGCTAAAGATGTTAAGGCACTAAAACCTGTTATAGCAGTATTATCAATATGTTCCTCACTAATACTATCATCAGCTATTTTATCAGCATTGATAATATCATTTGTAATATCACTTGCTGTTAATGGAATAGTAGCTGGTTGTACTCCTATAAATCCCATATTATGTAATCTCTAATATACTTAATGTTGCGTCTATTTTTGCTGTTACTGAACAATCAATTTGTAAAACATCAGTTGCTTGCATAACTATTTTACCACCTGTCAAAACTTCAAGAGTTGAATTTGCTGGAACTGTAACTGTACTTACTAATTTTACATTCTCATTTGTTTCTGTATCTGAAGTATCAGATTGCATATTTACTGAGGCTGTTACTGATGCTGTGTGAACATTACATAATAATAAACCAACAATAATTGTTTGAGTAGAACTAGGGCAAGTATAAATTGTTAATGGAGTGCCTGCACTAGCCGGCATCGCTGCATTTGTTTTTACTTTAAATGTGTTAGCCATTTATCCTCCTATCCTAAAGCGATTGCTAGAGCTGCCGCTTGTGGGTCTGTTTCAGAAATAGTTCCTGTAACCGACATTGTGCTAGTCAAAGCATTACTTGAAATGTTTAATTGTAAAATTTCAACATTATCTGTACCGTCATTCATTTTTAATTTTAAAACTCCACTTGTTGCTGTATCTACCCAAAGTGTGCCTGCTGTAGCTGAACCCGGTGCTGAAGTTCCACTATGTTGAGAATTTAAAGCTGTTAAAATATTATTTAATTCTGTTCTAAATGCAGAAAATCCTTGGTTTGCCAAACTTACATCGCTTACTTGTGCCATATCTAATCTATATCCTTTTCTGTTTAACTTTGCAACCCATAACCTTTGGCAATATAATCAAATGTGCGATCAACTGCCGAGCCACTTGAATTTACAAATGCAATAGTAAAACCATTAACAGTTTTTGATGAAATTGTAAATGTATCTCCTGTTGCCATATTTTGAGCTGCAATCCCTATCGCAGGAACTGCAAAGAAAGGATTTGTATAAGTTATTGTCCTTGTTCCTGATGAAGTAATTAAATCATTTTGTGCAAATGTTCTTTCTTCCATATTTAATTTTATAGTCATAGTTTTTACATTACTTGATGTTTGATCATCATCATTAGTAAGTTTTAATCTAAATTTTGCAAACTTAAATTTAAAAGTTGCCGATTGAGTTACATCTACAAATGATGTGCAATTTACTAATGCTGTCGTTGATGTTGCGATTTGAACTCTATGAAAAGCATGTATTTGCTCAGTACCGTCAAACGGCGCCTTAGCTGAGTCAAAAAATAATGCTCCTCTACCACTATCAAATAAATCATATGGATTTTCTGCATCAAGTGTAATTGTTGGTTCAATATTTCCGTCATAGATTTGAGCTAACGATAAACTGTTAGTAAAATTGTAAAACCCTTTTGCGTCTCTATTTGTATTATTAAAATTAGGATTTGATGTTGTATCAGTTCCTCCTAATTCAAAATCACCACTAGGACTATCAAAGTTTCCAACTGTATCATCAAAATTTGTAACAGTATCTAGAGTTAGTACTGTGTCGCCTGATGCATCAATTTTCACTGCTAATGGTAAACTTGCGTCCATATTATCAGCAGCTGTAAATATATCTGGGGTTTCAGTAAATGTGCTAACTAAGGTATACGCTTGAATATCAGATATATTTGTTGTGACTATTGTAGCTTCAGCAGATGTATTACCGTTCTTATCTACTGCCTTAATTAAGTATGATCCGGTGCGTGCAGGAACAACAGCATTATCACATTTTCTTCTTGGACATCTTACTAAATTCGTTGAATTAAGCCATTTTGCACCCGTTGTTACATTTTGATATCTAATCTCATAAAAAGAAATATCTAAGTCACTATTTTTACTTGGTGGCGTCCATGTAAGCTTCATATGATTTTGTCCATGCATTTCTACTGCGAAATCTTCTACATTACTAGGAGCTTCAACTCCTCCGACTATAGTTCTAGTTGTTGATATAAATGTTGATTTACTACCAATAGTATTTACAGCTCTAACTCTTACTTGATACTCTGCTCCGTCAATAACATTTAAGTGTTGATATTCTAATATTTTACCAACTGCTATTTCTCTAAATGAATCAGTAACAGTTGCACCATTTTGGTCTTTTGTTTGTTTTATTTGTACTTCATAATTATCAACAAAACTATCTGGCGAAACTCCTATTGTTATCAATAATCTTGTTATTACAATTCCGTCTGCATATTCAATTAGTTCATCATCAAGACTAATACTTGCAGGAGGACTTACAGAAAAAGGATTTGGTAAAGTCGTACTAGGTATAGAAGCTACTTCTTGTTGAGTTCCGAAAGTATAGAATGAATCTTGATGTTCTGAACATTGCAAACTTACTGTATGATCAGAATTTAAAGTAAGACCTTGAACTCTAAAAGCTTTTGCTGAAAATCCTGGCGTAGCATGAGTAATATTGACAATATCACCTATTGATAAATCAAGAGCTGTTGCATCTGCCTTGATTGATATATCTAAACTTGACCTTGATCTACGAAGAATTATTTCTGCCATTTCTTGAGCTTGATAAGGGCTTGTCAACATAGAAAAATCAAATCTACCTTCTAACAATAAACCACCGTCTGCTGTTTTCATTGTAGCATGTTGATCAGCACTCGCTAATCCTGTTTCATCAACAGGCGGAAATTGTGCAGTATCTGATTGAAAATTTTTATCTGGATTAATAAAATTTACTATAACTCTGTTATATCTTGAGTTTTTATTTTTACTTGAAACTGTTATGCCATTTAGAATATTATCTTCTGTAAGAGTGATTGAAGCAGAACCTGATGTCTCAACTAGGATTTTATATTTACCTGCACTAAAATTCAAATAAGCTCTAGAACCACGAACAAAATCTTTTACATTATCAATAGCTTTTTTAGATGTATCAACAACAGTATGACTATCCATTAGATCAATAGCACTAGCACCAGAAAAAGGAATTATATCTGTATCGCAAACATCTCCAGCTACTTGCCAATCTGCAAAATTAGAATCAAAGTAACTATTAGGAATACCCATTCCAAATCGTGTATCTCGTAAATAATCTAATAATTGATAAATAGGATTATCAGAATAAGCCCATGTAGTTGAATCATCTTTTCTATGACTACCACTACCTCCTGTTACAGTTGAATCTAAATTAGGATTATAAACTTTTTTTCCTTCTACTATTGCATTGACAGTAGGCAAAGAACCAAACTTATCAGCATTCCATTTAAACTTTATTGCTAAATATGCTAATCCTCTAAGTCTATGATTTGAAGTCCATGATGATAATGTACTCAATAATGATGAAGCATTTTGACTATCAGTGCCGAAATGTGGCTCACAAGTTATTAAACTTTCTGAATTAGTAGAATCAAAAAAATTTGCATCACTACTTGCTACTGTTATTTGTGTATTATCAGCTATATCGCCTGACCAAGTAACTTGACTATCATTTATAAATATTGAAGTAATATCATTTATTTCGCCTTCACTTAATACGATTGCCATATATAAAAATTCATTATCAGTTCCTGATGTTTCTAAAAAAACTACATTACCACCAACTTTTCTTGTTCCGTAAACAATAGGTATATGAGCATTAGAACTAAATTTATTTACTAAAACTCCCTTTGCATTTTGATCAGCTTGAAGATCGCCAAAATCTGGAATGTCTGGCATAGGAATAAGCCAACCAACGAAATCTTCAATAATATCAACAAATACATCAACAATATCGGTAACAAAATCGACTATATCTTCAAAAGGATTCCAACCGCCCATTTATAATAACCTCCAATTAGAACCCATATTTTCAAAACCTAATTTGTAGAATACAGGGTCAATACCTAGACCAGATGTTATTGATAAAAGAATATGCATATCGTTTGTTTCATTTTTTACAGTATCAATAATTTTTTTCGTAAGACTGAAATTTCTAAATTCTTTTTTAATATATATCATTTGTATAATAATAGCTTCTGTTTTACTAAACCAATATTCAGATTTA